GTCCATATTTTAGACCATGACATAGTCGTAAACCTTCTCCGTGACTTTTGCGAGAGGTGCTTGATCTGCACGCCTATGACATCTCGCATATTCTTTGCAAGATTGAAAACATAAAGATCTTCATATCTCTCGTTATATGCAAACGTTCTCAACCTGTCTTCGTAGAGGTCAGTTTTGTCTGTAATGACCGCTCTTTTTCGGAGATATTCTATAAGCGCAGGCGATCTTCTCACTTCTCGAAGATGCTTCGCTTCCATTATCTCTTCTCTTGGAAATGCATAATCGTTGACTTCTGGGACTTGCGTCGATATGTGACCATCTTTGTCGATAATGTCACGACCAGTGACTTTTATCGATTTGTCAGTTTTCGCAAGACCACTTTTCATGAAGTCTTCGAAAACTCGCTTGATATGGGAAAGTTCTACATGAGTGAAACTGTACTGAAGTCCGTACTCGTGTATGAGATTGTACAAAGATCCAAACGGCTTATGACAATCGTTGTAGCATTTATAAGAGTAGTTTTGGAAGTATATGTGAAATCTCCTCTTGTATGAACTGCTACCATCTCCACAATGTGGACATCCACAATTGATATCACGGCTTGTCATATTTATCTTCGCTTTGTATGACGTACCGAACTTGGATACGAGTACAGACTTGAACAAAGGGATGAACTTTCTTATGAATTCATCATGAGAAAATGTCTGCGTTTCCGTAGAAAAGTCGAAGATGTCTTGCATATTTTCCATCACCCATCTTATACAGAAACCCCCTTGGAGATTTTCATTCATCCAAGGGGGTCTCAAGCTTCAACTAAACATCAATCAATTAGCTATTCGAAATCGAGATCATCGTCGATATCTTCCATCATGTCAGAAATCGATGGCTTGTCTGAGGGCTTCTTGGGTTCTGCAGGCTTTTCTGCTTCTTCCTTGAGGGACTTGAACTTGGACACCGTGGAGGATGTGGAGGAAGCCTTTTCTTCTCGTCGTGGAGCTTTCTTCACTGGTTCTTCGACTACCTGCTCTTCCACTTCGATATCTTCATCGTCGTATTCTTCAGTAGACACGACAGATTCACGGACTGCATCTGGGATAAATGGCTTCCCATAACAGGCTTGATAAGCCATAGCGAAGTACTTATCATCGTCGAGGACATCACGGACTGCTCTGTTGAGACGTTCGATATCGTCTTCCGTCATCTTCTGGAACATGGTCTGTGAGAGATCGGGAGACTTTTCCTTGAGGAAGTTGAAGATCTTCTGCTTGTCCTCATTGGAATCGGTCATTTCTCGTCCATCAATCGTGATTGCGGAACGATCATCTACGAATCTCGACTGCATGTAGGTGTTCAGCTCTTGACCTTGATCGTTCTGACCCTTGGAAAGAACCATAATGAATTCCTTGCCATTGAGAGGATCGAATGGGATGATTGGATTGATCCCAAGAGCTGGGTTACCGTTGATGAGTTGCATGATCTTTTCGTAGATCACACCACCATATCTGAAGATCTTTACCGATCCTTCGAGTTCTGGATGCTGTGTGTCCTTGATGACCTGCACCAGAGAGTAGTGGTAGGTGTTGCGCTTCAACTGCTTTGCGTTCTTCTTGACGATTGCAGGAGCGTCAGACCTGTAGATCTTGCTCTTGTCGTAGCCGAACATCATGAACGCTACAGATGCGATATCCTTCGCCTTAGGCTCGTTCGATGGTGCATCGATGTAGCACTTCTGCCCAGGGTTATCTGGATCGGGAACATAGTAGACGTGCTTTACCACGATGTTCGTTCGTTCACCGTTAGGGGCGACGTTGACATTTGGCAGGAATCTCAGCTTTGACTGATAGATGTTGTCCTTTACATTCTCGTCGTCGATGCGAGGAGAGTAAAAGTCTGGGTTGGAGAATTGGGTGGTTTCCTTCTGCTTGAAGTCATCGGACTTCATGTCGAAAATCCCACCAAAATCAAAAACTTCGTTGCTCATAATAATGATTGACTGATGATGTTGTTTAAAAGTTCTGTTTTCGAGTTTCTTATGAATCTGCTTGGTGTCATAGTTTCTCTTTAGATGATTGATTCATCGATTTCCATGACTATGTTGTCAGAGATCATAAACATGATAGCGACTGATATCGAGTTCTCGATACAGTTTTTTATAACACGTGCCGAATCAATGATACCATCAGAGATCGAGTTATACGACTTCTGACGTTTCTTGGCATCATAACCGTATTCGTCATCTTCCTTTATGAAGTAGAGGATTGATGATTCTTCCTCTTCCGATATGCACGAGTTGTCCATGATCTTCTTGAACACGGATTCAAGTCCACTCTTCAAGATATGGAACGTGTCAAGAGAAGGATCAAGCGAGGAGATTAGCCTTAGGTACGTGATACCACAACCTGCGACTATGCCGTCCTTGTATGCTGATCTTATAGCACAAATCGCATCTTCAAGTCTGTCCTTGTGTTCATAAACCTCAGATTCAGAGTTACCACCAACTTTTATGACAGCAACCGATGATCTTAGGGTGGCTATTCTCTTTTCGATCCATTCCTTATCTTCATCTTCGGAATCCATAAGAGACTTCAGATTTGAGATATGCTCTTCGACTGCAGACGATACACTTTCCTTGTCATTTCTGATCGTCGTGGTGTTTTTATCCACAAAGACGCTTCGACCGCAAGAGAAGTACTCTTCTGTAAACGAAAGAGGGGTGACGGACTGATCTCCCACCATAAGTGGCTTCATACCGAGTGAAATCGAGAGGTCAGTGAGGTATTCTTCACGCTTCTGTCCATAGTACGGAGGATTGACAAGACAAATGTTCATCTTTCCACTCTGATTATTAGCAATCAATGTGGAAAGTGCTTCACCTTCTATGTTTTCTGCAATGATCAAAAGGTCACGGACACCTGTGCCGTAGATTCTTGAAAGCGCATTCAGCATCGTCTTGCCGTCTTGGATCTTGTGATTTGTGATGAAGATTGCACAATCGTCAGATTCGAACGACATCTTTGACTTATCCTTCACGAAATAGTGAGACTGCCAACCTCCGTCAAATCGGAATCCAGATTCAATCGAGTAGGTGATGTCGGAAAGCTGGGATTGTTCGAGAACGATTATCCCATCTTTACCGATCTTCCCATAGATTTCCGAAAGTAGACCCGCAAGTTTCTCATCGTTGTTCGTGGAGATCTTTGCAATATCAAAAACCTGCTGAATATCAACGATTGGCGTTGCGATTTCCCGAAGTCGTTCAATGAGAACATCTTTCATCTTTTCCATCTCGTGACGAAGTCGGTGAACATCGATCTCGGGATTTTCCTCAAGAAGTTCATCAATCAGCTTCATCATCGTGTACGCCATGACGACAGAAGACGTTGTTCCATCACCTGCATCAACCGCTGTTCGCATTGATGCCTGCTTTACGAGCTGACAGCCAATGTTGTGCCAATAGTTCTGTAGCTTCATCTTTCTTGCTACAGTCACACCATCTTTAGTGACCTGTGGCACATCGTACGTGTTGTGCTTAATGATGACATTTCTACCACCAGGTCCCAGAGTAGATCCTACAGCGTCATGGATCTTCTTTGCACCAATGAGGATCAGTTCTCTGGCTTCTGATCCGCTTTTAATGTCTACAGCGTTCATTCAGTCTATCTTACAATGATTAATATTTCGTGTTCCTCTACTACCTTGAACTTATCACCTTCAATAAGCACCTCAATACCAGAGAACTTGTTGACGATCACTTTGTCCCCAACTTTGACTTCCGTAACACCTATGCCAACATTCGAGACTACGCCTGCAGTTTGGTCTACATCGTTATGTTGTACCAGCTCGAAGCCATCGACCTGCTTTTCGACCTCATTGAGCTTAATGAGGATCTTCTTTCCTAACAGTTTTATTTCCATCTTTTAATGTCCGAAGTTATCTTTTAATATCTGCTTTAAGTGATTAATATCTGCTTTAATTTCTGCTTCTTTGTGCTTTGCTTCTACTCGTTTGTTGAACATATTCGAAATCATCGTTCGAATTGCAGAATCTCTCTTTTTCGAGTACACTGCACCACTTGATGAATAACACATCGATTCATCAAGTTCGTGTTCTTCTCCGAGTTTGTCCACGTAGGTTTTCCCACTATCATCAGTATGACCGAGGTAAACATCTTCACCAACGTTCAACATCTGCATGATTGAAGGGAACAGTGATTCATAGTCATAGATGACGATGCCGTCATAAACGCCAATACCTGGTTGTAGAACGAATCCTGCGCTGTAAGTTTCGCCTTCTGGGATCTGCTTGTCATAGTCCTTTACAAACACCTTGTTGTAGTGCTTGTAATAGTAGTCACACAAGAGTGTTTCGATCCCAACGCTGACGAACATCGATTGTGCTACTTCGACACGTAGAAGGTTTGCAAGAACGCTCATTGATTCGAATGTTCTGCATTTCTTATCGATCAACGCAACGAGGAACGTGTCGATAATACCATAAAGCACGTAGCGTTCATAGTCCTTCTCATAGAGTTCCATAAGAGTTTCGGAATGGTGGATCTTCTTGACACCAAGGATCTCTGATGCGATGAAATCGAGCGACATTGATGACTTCTGTTTAATCGATCTATCGAAGAACTCGAAGATTTGCATGTAGTCGATGATTGGGCGATGAAGAGGAAGTTCGATTTCAATCTTGGATGAATGGTCAAACTTATCTTTGGCGATCGTCGAATAAAGCATCTTCTTGCGGGAGAGCACT